TTTCAGTAGCAACAAATGGATTCTTTGCAGGAATAGAAACTAAAGGAAATAGAGCAGTTATAAGGTCGTACAAACTAATACTAGAAGAAGTAGTGCAGCAGGTTGCAGACAAGATTGATAAAATGGAAGTTATAAATGACTGAAATATATTTAGAAATATCTAAGCTATCAGATAAGTTTAGGACTATGGCTTACGGATTAACCTCTGATGAAAATGAAGTCAATGAATCAGTACAGGAACTTATGCTTTACTTTCTAAGTATGAATCAAGAAATACTTAAAGCTATACACAGCAAAGACGGAATACTAGGAATTACAAGATATGGAGCAGTAGCATTAAGACGTGCTTTAACAAGTCCTAGAAGTAATTACTATTATAAGTACAAAAAGTATTACTCACATATAGACAGTTTAACAAGTGCAGTTACTTATGATGAAATGGAAACAGGAGAAACAATACCTTCTAAGCACCTTTACAATCTGCCTAACGAATTATCTGACGACTATGTATGGACTAGCCTAGAAAAGATAGATGTTGCTTTAGACGAAAGCTTTACTTGGTATGATAAGAAAGTCTTTGAACTTTACTACTATGAAGGCAATACATTAGACAGTCTAGCTAGTAAGACAGGAATAAGTAGAAACAGCTTGTTCACAACGATAGACAAAGTAAGAGTACAATTAAAATATAAGTTAAAAGAATAATGAAAGTCTTAGAATTATTTGCAGGAAGTAGGTCAATAGGAAAAGTAGCTGATGAATTAGGCTATGAAGTTTTCTCTGTAGATATTAATAATTTTGAAGGAATAGATTTAGTTAAAGATATTTTAGATTTAAAAAAAGAGGATATTCCATTTATTCCTGATTTAATTTGGGCTAGTCCACCTTGCACTTATTTTAGTGTTGCTAGTATTGGACATCATTGGTACGAAAATCATACACCTAAAACAAAAGAAGCAATTTTAGGATTAAAAATTTTAAATAAAACAATTTTAATTTTTGATTGGTATAAAACATCAAAGTTTTTTATGGAAAACCCTGTTGGTAAAATGAGGAGAATTGTTAAAGGAATAGATAGAGCTACAATAACTTATTGTAGTTATGATGATAAGAGAATGAAACCAACTGACATTTGGAGTAATAACATTTTTGATATGTTTAATTTAAATGGTTGGAAACCTAAAGCGAAATGTTTTGCAGGAAATAAAAAATGCCAACACGAGGAAGCTCCAAGAGGAAGTAAGACAGGAACTCAAGGAATGAAAAATAATTATGAAAGAAGTAAAGTGCCTTATGAATTATGTAAAGAAATACTATTATCATTATGAATAAGTTTTTTGTTCCTAAAGAAATATATGAAGATAGAATGGCTATCTGTAAAAGTTGTACTCACTATTCAAGTGTACTAGGAAATTGCGGAATTTGTTTATGTTTTATGAAAGTAAAGTCAAAAATTAGTAGTCAATCTTGCCCAAAGGGTTTTTGGCAAAAGACAACAGAGGTAGAAGTAAGAACAGATATTCCTGAAGAAATAATAGCAGAGATTATATTACTTTGGGAAGACTTAAAAACAGGAAGAGCTAAAGACCAAACGGCAAAGAAGAAAATGATAGAGATATACAACGTATTGCATAATACAAACTACTCAACAGGAACTAATTGCGGCTCTTGTATAGCAGCCTGCTTTGATGGAATAAAAAAAATATATAAAGAATACTCTAAGGACTAATACTAATTAATATAGGAGTCATACCTACAAAAGCATTTAATTTAACCTAGAGTAGTAGAGGGGGGGTTTGGTCGCCTCCCCAATACAATTAACTAAAACTAAAAAAATGGAAAGAACATACAAAACAATTAAATGGATATTGAAAGACAATATTAAAAAGAACGTAAAATCTTTATGGACTTGGAAAGATGATAACTTTACTTGTATCTATGAAAACTATGATGGTGATGATAGAATTTATACTAGCTCTCAACTTTTAAAACTTTTAACAAAATGATGATATTTACAATAATAGGAATAATTGCAGCAGTATTTTTTTTAATAGTTATATTAATGACTATTGTAGAGGGTAGAATAAAAAGAAAAACTAAAGAAAAATTCCTTTGGAAAATGGATAAGGTAGAAACAAGAACAGGAGGACTTGAAAATGATAGGATAAATGAAAGACAATAGAATACCAAGCTACTACATAGGAAGTCGCTACAAGATAGAAGCAAGAAAAGTTATTGAAGATTTTGATTTATCCTATAATGTAGGGACTGCCTGTTCATATCTTTTGCGTTGTGGCAAGAAAAAAGAGGAAGGTATGGATATTATAGATAAGCATATAGAGGATATACAGAAAGCAATTAATCATTTAGAGTTTGAACTTGATAAACTAAAAGGATGAAAATATTAAACTTATACGCTTGTCTTGGTGGGAACCGATATAAGTGGAATGAAGTAAAAGAAGATATAGAAGTAACTGCTATTGAACTAGACCCTGAATTAGCCAGATTATATCAAGAAAGATTTCCTAATGACACTGTAATCATAGCTGATGCACATCAATACTTATTAGACCATTATAAAGAATACGACTTTATTTGGAGTTCACCTCCTTGCCCAACACATAGCAGAGCAAGATATTGGGGATTTGGTGCTAATGGTAAAAACCCAACATACCCAGATATGAAATTATATCAAGAAATAATATTTTTACAACATCATTGTAAGGGTAAGTATGTGGTTGAAAATGTAATACCTTATTACAAACCTTTGATTGAAGCAAAAGAAAAAGATAGACATTTATATTGGTCAAATTTTAATCTACCTAATACTTTAAATTCAAGACATTTTACTGGTTTATGTCAGACAAATAATGAATTAAAAAAATTAGAATTGTTTCATAATATAGAATTAAAAAGCTATAAAGGAAAACAACGCAAAGATAAGATATTACGAAACCTAGTAGACTATGAAGTAGGTAAAACAATCTTTGAAACTATGTTAGGTATTGTAAGAAGGGAAGTTATTAATCAAGAAGAATTATTTTAATATGACACTATATACTTGCGAATGTGGAAACACTAGAGAACTAGCTAAAGTTACAATAGTTTTTAGAGATGGAAATTGGGAAGCAAAGGAAGCAGAGTGTGAATGTGGACTGTATATGGATAGCGAACCAACAGAAGGAATCCCATCACTACAAAGGACAGAACCTAGCCTAAGTAAGAGAAGGGATAACTTATGGGCAGGAGCAAAAGAAAAGCTAATAGGCGAAAGAGGAATCAATGAATCCTTTGACTAATGAAGTTTGTAATAAAGGACAGTAGAGATAAGCAAAGCCTTTTCAGTTACCTAAAGGAATTAGATAATGACTACATAGTTAGTGTAAAGAAACAAAGAAACACAAGAAGTAATATGCAGAACAGTTACTATTGGAAATTTATAGTACAAGGACTAGCAGAAGAACTAGGATATTTTCCTAATGAAATGCATGACGTACTAAGAGCTAAGTTCTTATCTGAATATGAAATGATAAGTATTAACGATAATCAAATAGCATTAAATAAAATAGGTAGTACAACTGCTTTAAATACTAAAGCCTTTGAAGTATATACAGAGCAAATAAGAGTATGGGCTATAACTGACTTAGGCATAAGACTAATGCTGCCAAATGAATACGAGTAATTTCTATTATATAACAACTTGATTAATCAAATTATTTCAAAATGGAACATGGAGGAAAAAGAGAAGGAGCAGGACGTAAAGGTAAAGGTGAAGAACAAAAGCTAATAGAACACTTAACACCAATGAGTGGAATAGCACTTGAAGCTTTACAAGAAGGTATAAAACAAAAGCAACAATGGGCGGTTAAGTTATACTTTGAATACTTTTACGGCAAACCTCAGCAAAGAGTAGATGTAACTACTAATGATGAAAGTCTTAATGTACCTTTAATAAACTTTATAAGCTCTGAATCTTAGCGAAAAATATAATGCACTATTTACATCAGATGCTAGATACTTTATTATAACAGGAGGTAGGGGTTCTGGAAAGTCTTTTGCAGTTACAGTTTTTCTAACGCTCTTAACTATGTCTAGGAATGTTAGAGTCCTATTCACACGTTATACAATGACATCAGCACACCTATCAATCATTCCTGAGTTCTTAGAGAAGATAGGGCTGCTTGGATATGACAATACCTTTAGCGTAAACAAAGCTGAGGTAATAAACTTAGGAAACAAATCAGACATCCTATTTAGAGGTATCAAGACATCAGCAGGAAACCAGACTGCAAGTCTAAAGTCATTACAAGGGATAAGCACTTGGGTACTTGATGAAGCCGAAGAACTTGTAGATGAGAATATCTTTGATACTATTGATTTAAGTATAAGAGAAAAGAAAGTGCAGAATAGAATCATATTAGTATTAAATCCAGTTACTAAAGAACATTGGATATACAAAAGGTTTTTTGAGGACAAAGGAGTTGAAGGTGGTTTTAATGGCGTTAAAGACAATGTATGCTATATCCATAGTACATACCTAGATAATGAAACAAATCTCTCTGAGAGCTTCCTAGAGCGTATTAAGAGCATAAGGCATAATAACTTTAAAAAGTATCAGCATAAGATTCTTGGGGGATGGTTAGCAAAAGCCGAGGGGGTTGTCTTCGAAAATTGGAGTATAGGTGAATTTAATCCTGATAACTTACAGACTTCTTGTGGAATGGACTTTGGGTTCTCAATAGACCCTGACTCATTAACTGAAGTAGCAATAGATAAGAAGCATAAGAAGATATACTTAAAAGAACACCTTTATCGTAATGGATTAAAGAGTCAAGAGCTTGCTCAGATAATATTAGACAAAGTAGATAGTAAATTAATCATAGCAGATTCAGCAGAGCCTAGACTAATAGCAGACTTAAAGCATTTAGGAGTAAACATTAAAGCAGTTAAGAAAGGAACTATTGAAAGTGGTATAACTAGAATGCAAGACTATGAGCTTATAGTAAGTCCTGAATCAACTAACATAGCTAAAGAGTTAAACAACTATGTATATTCAGACAAGGGTTCAAAATTATACGTAGATAATTGGAATCACGCAATAGACGGCATTAGATATAATGTAATCTATCACCTAGACAATCCAAACTCAGGAAGGTATTTTGTGCAGTAAAAAAAATCGTTAAACTAAAAACAATAAATTTCTATTATATAGTGTATGAAAGTTAAAATTAAAAAAGGAAGTAAATCAAAAGAGTTCAATTTAATCAATAGTTGGTCGGATGTTACGTTGGAAACTTGGCTAAAACTTATTGACTTTGAAACAGGAACAAAGACAGAAGAAGCTACAGAAACAATAGCAGCACTTTCTGACATTCCTAAGCAGTTAGTAAAGGAGTTATCCTTATCAGATGTAGCTGTTATAATGAGTAAGATAGGCGAGCTACAAGCTAAGCAAGATACTAAGCTAAAAAGGATAATAGAAGTAAATGGTGTTGAGTACGGATATCATCCACAACTTTCAGAAATTACATTAGGTGAGTATGCAGACATAGAGCAGTTTATTAAGAACGGAATAGAAAATAATTTACCTGAATTAATGGCAGTTCTTTACAGACCTATTAAAGAAAAGAAAAATGATATTTATAT